GGCGGATACATTACCGGCCCGGGTACGGGTACCAGCGACTCTATTCCGGCTATGCTGTCTAAAGGAGAGTACGTTATCCGATCTGCTGCGGTAGACCGCATAGGTGTTGGGATGTTAAACGCTATTAACGCCGGCGCTACTCCAGAATTTTCGGATGGTGGCGGAGTAGATGATAATGCAGGAGGCGATGTAAATCTGTCTGTATCAGCTATGGATGCGAGGTCTTTCATGGACTTTTTAAATCGCGGAGGACTCAAGCAAATTAAGCAGGCGCTGCATGAAAACAATCGCAATTTTGCAGTAAATAGCGGGGTGTGGTAAATGATTTTAAAAAAGTTTCCGGATATACGAAAAGCGGCATGGAACTCTTCTAAAAAAGAAACCTGGAACACAACAGTAAAGAAAACGGGCTCCGGACGCAGGCGGGCTATGACGAACCAGCTGTATCCAGACTGGACAATCAGCGTACAGTTTAAACGGCTGACAGATGACGAATCACGTAAAATATTGGGCTTTTGTGCGCTGCAGAAAGGGGCGCTTTTTCCGTTTCTTTGGTTAGATCCGAAGGATTATCAGGTAAAGGGCATGCAAATCCCGATGATTTCAGCCGGCAAATATCAAGCAGTTATGCAAGTCGGGGACTATGTAGAGCCGGCTGCGTATATCGAAAACGTCACTGTTTATCGCAACGACGCAAAAGTGCCGGCATCGGATTATACGATAACGGACGGGGTAATCGTTTTTAAAACAGCTCCGGCAGGCGGCGACATCATCAAAGCGGATTACATATACTGGTGGCGGGTTTGCTTTGACGACGACGGACTGGGAATCACGGAATTATTTAGAAACTGGAACGAAACGGGAAGTATCAAGCTGAGGGTAGTACGATGAAGAAAGTAACGACTGACTTAGAAACGTATCTGAATACAGAGAAAAGTTTTACATCTTGCGATCTGTATGAAATGACACTGTCGAACGGAAATAAATACTACTATGCCGATACAGATCAAGACATTGTATATAACGGAAGAGTGTATCAGCATAATGCGCTGCTTATTAAGCGCAGTCAAATTGACTTGCAGAGTGATGTTTCGGTAGACACATTGACTGTCACGATTTGCGCAGATCCGAAAGACAAAATAGAAAATAAACCGCTGCTAAGAGCAGCTCACGAAGGCGTTCTTGATGGCGCAGTATTAGCGCTAAGGCGCTGTTTCTTCCGTGGGGCATCAGTATTAGGTGCAATCGGACTGTTTGCGGGGAACGTTGAAGTTAAGCACGCAGGCGGCGTGGATCTGCATTTGTCCGTAAAATCAAAGACGCAAGGGCTGAATATGAAATTCCCGATCCGGAAGTACTATCCGCAGAAAGCGTATAGTACGTCAGGAGAGGGGGTTATCAGCTCGACGGATATAGATAACGCGTCGGTCGTGGCGCCATATGTGCCTTTGAAAGAGATACTTATATGACCGTCGGCGAGAGAATAGCTGCAGAAGCGCGGGCATGGCTCGGAACGCCGCACGTTAATATGGCAAAAGTAAAGGGCGTAGGCGTAGACTGCGGTATGCTGCTAATCGGTGTGCTCGAAGGCGCACAAATAATAAAACCGGATACAATTAGCGTCGCGCCATACTCTAATATGTGGCATTTATCGCATTCAGAAGAGTGGTTTCTGAGGTACGTACAAAAATATTGTGACGAAGTCACCGATCTACAAATTGGTGATTTTTTGTTGTACAAGTACGGTCGCTGCATATCTCATGCAGCAGTATATATTGGGCAGGACAGAGTTATTCATGCATTAATCAATCAAGGTGTGATAGTTACAGAGATGAGCGATGTTATGTTTTGTGACCACCGCGGACAGTCGCGACTTAAGTACATCTACAGGTGGAGAGAGGATACGGTATGAGTTTTTTCAGGGGGCCGAACATTGTTACTCGGGCTAATAAAATCTCAACGTTTACAGTTAATACCGCGGAATACGGTACTGCTGTTCCGGAAATCTATGGTACAACACGTATCGGCGGGAATATTATATATTACGATGATTTTACCGCGCACGAGCACAAAGAGACGCACCGGGCGGGCAAAGGCGGCGGAAAACAGACTAACATCACATATACCTATTCTGTAGCTACGATTATCGGACTTTGCGAAGGCCAAATAGCCGGTATCGGTAGGATCTGGAAGGATAAAGAAGTTTACAATTATCCATCTGAAGAAGTAGGGCTGTCACTTTTCGATGGCGCATCTACACAGGCGCCGTGGAGTTATGTAGCGCAGCACCATCCGGATAAATCACTTCCGTACGGTGGTTTAGCTTACGTGGCAGGGGTAATCGATCTGGGCGATTCCGCAGCTATGCCAACGTACAATTTTGAAGTAAAAGGTAAGCTGCTTAGTACCGGAGACGGTGTCGACGTTAATCCCGCGGATTACATAAGAACGCTGTTAGACAGAGTCGGACTGTCTGACGTCACTATTGAAAATCTTGATGAGTATCGAAAGTACTGCAAAGAGGCCGATCTGCTGATTTCTACACCGGCAGATGCCGACGAAAGTGCTGTGCGTGATATCGTTAAAGAAATAACAGGGCTCACGAATGCGCATATTTTCTGGTCTAACGACCGGTATAAAATCGTTATAACCGAAGACCGCTCTGCGGGTAACTGGACGCCGGATAAGACCGTACAGTATGACCTGACTGCCGATGATTTCATCCCGCAGTCTGACGGAGCGCTTGTCACATATCAGCGGAAAGACTCTGCGGATATCTATAATCGTTTTCCTGTTGAGTTTAGTAACAGAGCTAACAGCTATGAAAAAGAATCTGTCGCTTATCAGTTTTCAGAAGATATCGCGAATCACGGACTCCGGCAAGCAAATACGATAAATGCCCGGTATATGTACACGAAAGAGCGAGCTGTGAAAGTAGCCGAAATGGCCGCGCGCAAGAATAGGTACGGCAGAAACCAGTATACTTTTACTCTTGATTGGGCTTTTTGCAGAATAGAGCCGGGCGACCTAGTACGTATATCAGATAAGTATAGCGGGATTGATAAGCAAGTAGTCCGAGTAACAGCAGTTACCGAAGATGATAGCGGAATGCTTACAGTTACGGCGGTATCTGTGCCTCCGGGAAACTACTCCGCGGCTACGTATGATGTGCACGATGTAGATCGTCCGTACATTGACTACAACAAAACCGCCCCAGATACCGTGCCGGTTATTTTCCAGCCACCCGCAGATCTTACTGCCGACGGACTGGAGCTATGGATTGCGGCAAAAGGCAAAGCTGACGGCTGGGGCGGATGTACTGTATATGTCTCCGATGATAACACGAACTACAGGACTGCCGGGCAAATTGCAGGCTCTGCGCGGTGCGGTAAATTAACACAGCCGCTGTCACCGATGCCGAACCACCCGTCGGGTAATCAAGTACTTGTAACGTGCAACGATCAACTGCTTAGCGGTACGCCGCAGGACGCAGAACGCAGGAATACGCTCTGCTGGATAGACGGCGAGTGTATGAGTTACATCAACGCTAATTTGCAGTCGAACGGAGCGTGGCTACTGACGGGGTTATACCGCGGACAGTGCAATACGGCTGTCAGAATGCACGCTAAAGACACAGACTTTGTCAGGCTGGATAATTCTGTGTTTAAAGTACCGTTTACAAAAGACGATATCGGTAAAAAGATTTACTTAAAATTCTGCTCATACAACATCTTCGGCGCGGGCAACCAAGATCTGTCCGAAATCAGGGCCTATGAGTATACATTGGCTCCGTACTACATCCCGCCCGTTACGAATTTAACCGCATATAACCGTTACAGACAGCTTGCCGATGGTGTATCTCGCTATGACATCGTGGTAAACTGGACGCCGCCCGAACTGCAGTCTTATCTGCAGGGCGATGTCTGGTACAAAACAAGCAACGGGCAGGCAAAAGATTTGGTCATTAAAGAGGGCACCAAAGGCTCTGAACTTGGATTCGATGGCGAGTGGACATTCGGCGGCAGCGGGAAAGACCAAGTCGTCATACCGCAGGCCATTGTCGGCGACACCTATTTAATTGCTGTTTGTACGAAAGACGAGTGGGGTGAATCAACAAGTCCGGACACATCTCCGCAGCTGAAGATCCTCGTTGCGCTTAAAACAGAAATCCCGAATACGCCCGATGGCTTCGGCATAGATTTCGGGTCTGTCTGTACTGTCAGCTGGAAAGAAGTCACAAATACCGATGTTGCATTTTACGAAATCCGGACGGACGACAATACCGGCGCTGAAACATCAGGATTGTTAGCCCGGACAAATAACCTGTCCGCTATACTGCCGCTAACTGAACGGAGCGGGAAACTGTATCTGTACGCAAAATCTGCCATCGGCAAATATTCTACTCCAGCCATTTTGCAATATAACAAGCCGGTACCTAAGAAGCCTAATCCGCCCGTACTTACAAGTACAATCGGCGGTTTCGGACTGACAGCTGAAGCGATTCCGAAAGACTGCGCCGGGATGAACATTTACATCAGCGATACCGACGGGCAGAAAACAATCAAGACCGAAAATAATGTGTATAGTCACACATGCGGCGCCGGTATCTATGACGTATCCATCGCTTATTATGACCTGTTCGGAGAGGGCGAGAAATCCGGAGAGAGCCGTGTAGTCGTCAAAATCTCAATCAGTAAGGACATGATTGACGATGAAGCGGTAAGTCTTGCGAAAGTAGACGCGTTAGTTAAGCAAAAGCTCAACGACGGCGCAATCGCAAAGCAAGATGTTACTACGATAGTGTCAAATCTCGGCAATCTCATGCTTGCAAAAGCTAATTACAGTGCCATCGCCCAAATGGCAGACGCTATCAATCTACGGGTGCAAAAAGGCGATGTGATCAATCAGATTAACTTGTCACCGACGACAACAACGATAGCCGGAAAGTACCTGCATGTAACAGGGCAGACCGTCTTTGATAACAACGTCATTGTGTCAAGAATGCTTGCTGCAAAAGCGGTTACTGCTGATAAGTTGGCGGTTACGTCGTTATCGGCAATAACAGCAAGAATCGGTAGGCTGGAGACGGCGACAAGTGGAGCACGTACGGTAATTCAGGACAACCTGATTGAAATTTTTGATGAGAACAATTTCCGTGTTATAGCGTTAGGGGTGAACATCTGATGGCTATCGGATTAAAAATTTATCATCCGCAAAAAGGATTGATACTTGATATCACAGATTCACTGACCCGCATTCTCGGCAGTTTTACAGCCGACACACCGACAGGAAGCCGAACTATCGATATTCGAGGTAACGACCGGCTATTTGTGTTTTTCGTTCCGGAAACTACGGAATATACAACGCCAATGCAAATAACGACATCGGGAAATCAAATTAACTGGGTGTATCGTGGTGATTTTGACGGTAATCATAAGCAGAGGATATACTATGGCACTTATTAACTTTTTAGAAATTTACAACGCAGATCGGCACCTCATCATTAACAATAAATATAAAAACTTGAGGTTACTAAAGGTAGATAAGCTGCCATCGCCGACAGGGGTAAGCGGAGACGGAAGCAACTGGAAATACTGGGAATATGAAATAGACTTTAATATGAATTATATTCCGGCAATCTATTGCGCTAATTCTCAATATTACGTTACAGCTGAGGTAAGCGGCGGAAAGATGACTATTCAGGTGCATGCTCCAGCGTCTGTTTCGATGACGGCGGGACAGGTACACGACGCCGTTACATTGTATATATTTACCGAGGAGGCTGATTCTGATACATCGGGGGCAGGGTTATTCATCTGGGATTCGGAAACAAGAAAGCTTGTTTTTAATAGTAAAACTCCGTATCTCCGTGTTGTCGGCAGCCATATTAAATCAGAGATATCAACAAATGACGCAGCAGGACTGGCAGCTGTTATGCCAGAGACGACTTTTCCATGTGCGAAAGTTGCGGCGATTATGTTCTCTATGCACGAATTCCAAAAAAGCACCCCGCAGGTTGTGATTCATAGCTCATTAAAATTGAACTGGTTAAGCCCAAACCGTATAAAAGCATACTGGTTGGCCGATGGTGCAATTTTCAATCCCGGTGGCGATATACACATACCGGGCGGAGTATTCAGAGCGACTTGTATCTTGTTTGTTAATGTAACAGGTTATTAGGAAAAAGGAGAGAAAAATCATGAAAAGAAACTACATTGTAAACGGCAAAGTGTCCTATCCGCAAAATGACGGAGTTTTAACGACATTCAGCTTTCATAATTCGGAAACAGGCGAAATGCTGACGATACAGACAACGTCGCAAGAAGAAACCGATGAATTGAACTACGGAGACACGGTCACGCTGGAGATTAAAAAAGCCGAGGTATCCGAATGAGACCGCAGACATTTCAACATCCGGAAATAAGAGATGAGAATGACAACATCATACAACCTGGAGCTTTCGGTAAAAACACGCCGTTTTGCACAAAGGGGAATGACGGCATTTTAGACTATATCGCAAACGACCTGGAGTATCTTTATAAAAAAGGTGGCAGCGGCGGAGGCGGGACGATATCAGTAGAAGTCGGAACAACGACTACAACAGCGCCGGGAGCGCAAGCAAAAGTAACAAATGGCGGCGACAACAGTCACGTCGTTCTTAATTTCTCAATCCCGAGAGGCGAAAAAGGAGAGAAAGGAAACACGGGGATACAAGGTCCGCCGGGGCCCGCCGCGGATTTATCGCAGTATGTGGAGAAAACAGATATTTTTGATGGGAACATGATTAAATTGCCTAATGGGGCAAAGATAGGAGTGGAATAATGGACAAGCTTAAAATCATTAGATCGAATGGAGAAGAAGAAATTGCCGAGTTGACGACGGATAAATCATTAGTCGGAAACAATTACTTGAAACTGGATATCGGCGGCGTGCCGCATTACGCAAAAGTCGGAGATGTTGTTGACACGCACATGTACACTTTTAACGGCGTCGACGGTAAAAAATACTACGTCAAAAAGGAGATAAAAGCAAAAGAAAACGAAGAGTCTATCGAAATCACAGACAGCTATCAGTTCAACGTTGCTGATGGTATTACTGTACTTAAAGTGTCGGATGGCGTAAAAGATACATACATTAAGGTGTCTCCTTATCTGTCTATTTCTGTCGAGTTCGTGTGGCTGCACGTAGGAGTTGACTATAGATGGAAACTCGTAAACGACGAAGACGATATTACAATCTGGGGAACGTCTACTCTAAGAAATAAACACATGAAAATAAGCTGGTCAAGCGAGATAAACAAGCATGAGACTGACGCGGATTTGACAGAATAAACGAGGAGACATCATGACATTTTTTCAAAAACTGAAAAGAAAAATTCGCAGATACAGTAAACCTCCGTATCTGTGGGGCGGTTTTGTTACCTGCGTTTTCGTCTTAGATTTGATTGACTTTGCCGAATATTTCTGCCGGACAAGTCTCAATCTTTTAGACAAATGGGAATCAAAGACAGTCGTAAGCGTTGTGCTGATGTACATCTTGTCATTTATTAACAGCGCATACGGTATTGTGCTTAATGCGTATTTCTGGCTGATTATCATTGACATCAGCACACGTTGGCTGGCCATCGGGTATCAGTATCTTGTAGATAAAGGAATGGATCCTGATTATTTAACAACGAGAGAAAAGCTGTACGGTATAATTCTTGCGTTCAGTGCAAAGCGGCTAAAATCTAAAATCATGCTGTGGGGGTTTCTGACAAAGTTTATTCTCTTCACAATTCTCATTCTCACGGCTTCACAGATTGATACCGTTTTATCAGCAATAGAAATCCCGTTGTCATGGCCAGTGCTTAAATTTATGTTTGGGTACATCTGCTATAACGAGATACTGTCGATTTGTGAGAACTTGAGAGACGCTGGTAATCATCATATAGACAAGTTGATAACGCTGCTTGACAACAATATATTTGCAAAGCTCAAGAAATAGCCGCTATTTAGCGGTTTTTAAAATGGAGGTATTTATGACGATAGCCGAATTTAAACAAGAGCTCATTGACAAAAGAAGCTATTTTTATCAGTTTCCGTGGCCCGCGACAACGTACGGGCACTGGTCGGCCGGACGGTACTTCACAACGTTTAACGACTATCATTTTAATGTTGACGGCGACGGAGAGATTATCTACACAAGACCGTTAGACGAGGTACCGCGGGCAACATATCACAGGAACACAGGAAGCATTGCTATTGCTCTGTGCTGCTGCTACAATGCACGCCCGAATGACTTAGGCGAGTATCCGCCGACCGCTGCGCAAATCGAGACTCTTGCGAAGATGTTTGCGGTCATTGCCGAGGTTTTTGACAATCCGATTGACTGGGAGCATTTCATGACGCACGGCGAGGCAGCGAATGATGACGGCTACGGACTGTACAGCGGAGAGCCTGACTGTCGCTGGGATTTAGAGCAGCTGTGCGATCAGGATGAAATAGGGACCGGCGGAGATATTCTCCGCGGGAAAGCGCAGTGGTATTTAGAGAACGGGGTATGAAAAATGAACTATCAGGAAAAAGCAAAACAGATTGTTATCGATTACTACAATGAACATGTAGAAAAAACGGACAATAAAAAATTGACAGAAAGTGAAGTTTTTATCGTATGGTTTAGTAAAACATTGCAGAACTGGAAAGCGTTGATAAGCACGACAATATCCGATGGAATGTACTACGAAGTCACATACAATGGTGACAAAAAAGAAACATATCTTGATGCATATAAAAAGTGGGAAAATGTTTGTGTAAAAAATGTGGAGGACTGATAATGTGGATAATCAGAAAAGGGCTTATTTTATCGGCGGTCTTGTTGTCGCTGTGGTTGTCGCCATTGTTATCTGGTTCGCGTGCGCAGGCAGAACAAGTATTCATGATCTCCGAAATGGAGCTGACGCAGTTAGAACAGAACTTGACGGCGCTCGAACAGCACAGCAAGAGCAAGCAGATACTCTTAGACAAGCAAGCGAAGCAACTGAACGAAGCGCAGGAGCAGTTGAAAATAGCAAACGAGCAAATCAAGAAATCTCAAGCATTGAACGAACAGACGCAGAACTCATTAGAGAGAGCAAATCAATACTTGAAAGAGTACGAGAAAGAGGCAGAACGGAAAATAAGAATTAAAACTCGGCAAAGAAATCTATGGATAATGACAACAGTGGTAGCCGTGGGAGCGGCAATCTCCCGGAGGTGATCCGGTATCTACGAAAAAGGGCGGGAAACCGCCCTTTTTTATTGCATAAATTAATTTATAGTGGTATTATATAGACGTCAGAGGGAAACCTCTGTGGGTTTAAATAATCTGAAAAAGGAAAAGGAGCAGGGAGAAATCCTTGCTCTTTTTCTGTTGCATGATATAAAAAATAATTATAACAAAACACTTGAAAAGATATTGACAAATCAAACATGATATTATAATATATAATCAAGAAAAGGGAACACCCCCTACAGATTATTTAAAACCACTAAGGAGGCAAACAAAATGAAGTACGAAGTAAAAATGAGTTGCGGACACACAGAAACAATCCAGTTATTTGGTAAATGCGCAGACCGAGAAAGAAAAATTGAATGGCTTGAAAGATACGGGCTCTGCGAAGAATGTAAAAAAGAACAAGCCGCAAAAGAAATTAAAAAAGCAGAAGAGGCCGGACTTCCGGAACTCGAAGGATCCGAAAAGCAGATCGCTTGGGCGGCAAAAATCAGAAACGGATTCCTGCCGAAAGCAAAAGAGGCCTTAGAAAGAAACAGCAAAGCACCTTTCGCCAAAGAATGGTACGATTGGTTTGTTAGCCAGACAAATGCTTCATATTGGATTGATATCAGAGATGATACTATCCGCGAAATTGTAAAGAACTGGTACGAAACCGTCTATACCAAAAAGGAGGCATAAAAAATGAAAATTGCAATTATGGACAGAAATAACGAAATTAAGGATCTCAATTACCGAAAAAACGGACTTGACATCACAGAAGACTTGGTAGGATTCGGCCCGATGCCGGCGTACAATGATGATGTTGACGCCTATGAAATGAAGGAAGATGAGTATAACTGGTGGAAAAATCTCATTGCAATGCAGGAACGTTGCGATGAACTGGAAGAAGAAATCAGCGACCAGGACGCTATTGAAGAAATGAAAAAACAGTGCGGAAATACCGACCTCGAAGACAGCATAAGGCAGTATAAGTATCTGCTTGAGGAATATACTGAAAACAAAAAAGGAGAATGAGGATGAAAGAAAATAAAACAGGCTGGGGCGGGCGTCGTAAAGGGTCCGGCGCTAAAAGAACACTGCCGCCTGGTGCCCGAAGCCGATCTATTAATATGACCGATGAGGAATACGAAAACGTAAAAAACACTTTAAACGTAATAAGGAGAGAAAAGAAAATGAGTAAATATTTTAAAAATAATATTTTCTTTTACGAAGATCTAAAAGGAGATCTCAATCTGAATATGCGCGGTAGTGAAAACGGCAAAATCACTATCGCGTCTTCAAAGAAGCGCGACATGAGCGAGAAATTTGAACTCATAGATACAAAATTTGCCGACGGATTTAAGGTTTGTGTCAGCGATAAAGAACAAAAAGGCACTCCGATTGCTACGCTAATCGGGAAGAATTTGTTCGTATTCAGCGACGACGATCTCAAAGAAATCTACACCGAGGGTATTATCCGCATATGTGTATACCGAAAAGGTGACAATCAACTATTTATACGAGTTGAAGAACTCGATGCGGGCAATATCTGGATGTGCTTTAAGTATACAGATTGGGACATCGAAGAAAACAACGGACGTTTCAAGAATATCAATGACTATATCGATTGCTTTGTCCGAAATAAAGAAAATGTAAAATCTATAAAAAGGATATCTAACGATACAATAGAGATCGTGTGGTATGACGAGGAGTTTAAAGGCTGTATGAAGTCAAAGAATCAGTTTTGTGTGACGAAAGATCTAATCGGAACAGTCACACTCGACATGGACGTCGTGAGAAAAAATGACGTAGATAAAGCGTAATTCAAAAAGAGCGGTAGTGATATCGCTCTTTTTAATCTTGTGACTCATATTACTTTTTGGATAATTGGAATTTTAAAATGTAAGATAAGTGGTAATCTATGTGATTTCTCTTGGGTCACCAGAATATGTTTATCCGAACTCCCCATTTTACAGAATTTTGTAAGATGGGGAGTTCGGTTTTATAATTGTACGGTGATGCTTTAAAAAGTTTTCCTATATGAAGTCCGGTCTTCAATAGATTTTTATGCTGCTGATCGGATGAATGCCGGGTATGGATAACGGCTTTTACTGTATGAAAAAACAGCCTCCTTCAAAAAGTAGGTCGGCTGTGTGCTATTCCCATAAACGTAATAAGCCCCGGTTGGGGTATTACATTCCCGCTGTCGTATTAACGGTACGATAGCGGGATTTTTATGTTATGTGGTTACAGGCTACTCATTATCTATAGATGCGTTGAGCACATTATACGAAGATGCGTCCACCTCAGCATACCATTTTGCGGGAACGATGGCATTAAAACTATTTTTTGCTCTAACAATTCCTGACATTTTAATAATTCCATTTTCTTTGAAAGCACCAAATTTATCATCGTCGAATTTTGCGCTATCCGGATCTTTTAGATTATTTTTTACCCATTTCCGCGCTGATTTATAAGCTCTTTCAGCATCTGCTTTTGTTAATATTATATCTTTGAGCGTTTTCTTTACCACGCCATCTTTATATAGCGTGTGATTTTTATAGATGACTTCGGTTATATTTTTTGATTCATCTGTATATACTGCTGCGATAGCCTGCCCTAATTCCGGAGCCGATAATTCATAGCCGCTTTTGGGATCGCCGAATATCTTTGTAACTGTT